GGTTGTATTGGTGATGCTTCATCTCTAACTCTTACACCTCTTTGTTTAAATCCTGCTGGCAAGTTTGAAAGTGTACCTGCATCCAACAATTGACGGAGAGCGACCGTTGCCGTTCGACTCAATCCGCCAATCATATGGATCAATCCAAATCCGTAGAATCCTAGTCCTGGCAGAAATTTAAAGTGGACGAAATAAGGTATTCTAGCTTTTCTTGGATCGTCAGGATTAAAGTTCCTTCTAATAGAAAGAACTTGTCGCGAACCTTCATCTACAGTTACAATGTATGGGAGCTTGATCCCTGTAAGTTCTCCGCTCGCGTCCTTATCTTCGAAACCTTCTAAATCTAAATTAACATGGCACTCTAACAAAGTATAAACTTGTTCTGGTCTACCAGATTTTTTTGTGCCTTCTAGTTCTCTTTCTTTTGATTCAACTTCATCTTTAATTACAGATGGTGCACCTAATTCTACATCAGAATAAAAACCACCAACTTGTTGTTTTCTTAAATCGTTCTCTGACATTTTGATAACGTGTATAATAGCTTCTGCATCATCGAGAGATGTTGCAGAGTATGGTACAACTAAATCATCTGCTGGTACAAATTTAGATACCGCTCTGCCTAATAAATCATCGTAGTAAACTTTTTTAAATGTAGATCCTGCAAGTGGTAAGTGAAATAACATTTGGTCAAACTCTGGCTCGTACTCAGACATTTTTTCCATGAGTTCGTAGTTCATGTATTCTTTTACTCTCTGTGCTTGTGCTTCTTTTTGTGGATCGCTGTTACCAACAATTTGAGTTCTGATCGGGCCTTCCGCTGGTAATAACTCTTTGTAAGCTCCTGCTTGGAACTGTGTTACAGCTTCTGCAAGAACAGGGTGCGTGGCACCTGAAGCTCCTTGGAAAGGCTCTGTTCTATTTTCGTATTTAAATCCTAATAGGTCAAGTCCTTCTGTGTAAGATCTTTCCCAATCTTTTCTAGATGCTTTGTAGTCTGTGTAGTTTTGAAATAATTCTAAACCAATCGGTTCTAAAATTTCATTAGGTAATAATTCTGCTAAGTTGTCAAAGTGATTTGGCGCACCCTCAACATTTACTTTGCTTGGGTCAAAATTTAATTCAACACCACCATCTTCTGTTGGATTTATTTCAACAGGTTGTTGGGCTGCTTCTTCTTGTTTTTGTAATTCTACTTCTTGATCAGGTCCTTCTATTTTTACAGAGGTCCCTAACTCCGAAAGAGTCTTGTCAATATCTGCCATTATTTACGCTCCTTGATTGGTCTAACATTTTTTGCAACATAAGGCAAGCCGTGTGGTGTAGGCCCTGATTTTGGTGGGGGTCCAGAATCATCGCCTGCCAGCTTAACAATACCGCCTCCTGCTTTTTCAGTTCTAAATTTATAGTTTGGATTCTTTTTTAAGAAAGCATCAACACCTTCTTTGGTGTTTAAATTAAAGCCCATTTCTATTAATTCGTCTTTTGAATAAGTTTTACCATTTTCAGCTAATAATCTTAATATCTCATCAATAGAATCTAGACCAGCTGCGATATCCCCATCACCGCCGTCCGCATCAGGTAATAAAGTTGCTTCGTCGTATTGATCAGGAACCTCTACAGGTTTACCATTTTTATCTAAAATTGTTTCAGGCGGCTCGTAATTTATTTCTTCTTTTCTAACGATACCATCTACAGTCTCGTATTCACCATCACCAATGTAATAACTACCACCACCTTCAGTATCTTTTCTAATGTTTATCTTACCCGTTGATATGTCCTCCGACAATGTGTATCCCTTTAAATCATAAACTCTTTGTCTTTCAACTGTTGAAAGATTTGAAGTTAAATCATCTCCTTTTGTTTTAATTAAATCAACAAGGTCAAAGAAATATTTTGGTGTGCCGCCTTTAGTGACTATTGGTGCAGATTGTTTAACCACTTGTTTTGCTGCAGGAAACAATGTGTCAAGGCCAAGAGCTTTAATTAAACCTACAATTCCACCGCCTGCTAGTAAAGTGTTAAACTCTCTTCTTGTCATTTGTAGTGACGCTGCTTTTTCTTCTATGCTTTTTTCTAATTCTTTTGCTGCCGATGCTGTGCCTGCATATTTTTGAATTTCTTTTCTAATTTGATTTGCAGCTTTACCTGCTGATGCAAAATACCCTATACCTGTAGCAGGGCCAATTGATTCTCCACCCATCTTTAATATTTCGCCAACAGTTCTTTGTGAACCTGTAATATCTTGATCCATGTCATCTAAAATTTTTTGTAAACCAAATCTTTCGATAACTTGTTTCTGTGTAACTTTTGGATCTATGTTTTCAGCAAACTCTGCTCCAACACCGCTTTTACCTTGAGCAAGATCCGCTAAAGCCTTAGGAGCAGCCAATGTAAGTCTAGCTGCAAATTCAGGAGCCAGTGCTACACCTTTTGTAAGTTGTGCTGCATAGTATGGAAATACTCTTGGATCTAATGTTTGATTTAATCTTTGTAATAAGTTTGATTCTTCTTTTGTACCAAACATAGATTCTTCTAAACTAGGTGTGTTGTTTTTTAAAACAGTGTCCATGACTTCAGTATTGTTTAGTCCTGATAAAAGTTCTTTGGCAAGCGGATTAGGCGATCCATTTGCAAAACCAACACGGCCACCTCTTGCCATCTTCATACTTTGTTGTTGTAAGTATTCTTCAAAGCTACCTTGAAAGCCATCATCAACGGCAGATTGATATTGCAAGAAAGACGAGTTAGGGAAAGCATCCATCAAAGCACCAGCAGTTTGATTGTCCATATCCCCAACAATTTTATCTACAGGCAGCGGAGTAAAAAGACTTTGTGGTGGTTTGGTAGTTTCCTCTTCAGGTTCTATTTGAGGTTTTTCTGAGGCCTCCATTAATTTTTTAAATTTTTCAGGGTTTACTTCAGACATCTTATCAAACTCTTGATCTGATAAAAGTTCCATATCATCTACAATACCTCTTGGTATATCAAATTGTTTTATTCTTTCTTGTCGTTCCTCTAACGGAATGTTCTCTTCTAATTTATCAGATAACTTTCTACCAAATTTAAATTCGTAAGGTAAATCACTACCAAAAAGACTTGCAACTGTTTTTGGTAAATTAAGAGTATCCTCTATCAATCTTGCCGTTCCTGTAATTAAAGTTTCTTTAACAGGTAGTCCTCTTTCTGCTTGTTGAATGTAAGGCACTGTTTGAAGTGGACCAGTCGTATATCCAAGTCCTTTTAAAACAGGAACAATTTTTTTTGCTACGTTTCCTATTTTATTTATTAAATCTGGTGAAACATTACTTAAATCAACAGATCCTGCAAAACTTGGCAGTTTAAAATTTTTTACTTTTTCATACTCTGGTATTACATCTTTAAGGTGAGATGTTAAAACAGCATCAGCATTTTTACCTTGATTAATTAATTTAATTCCTTTTTGTAATTTTTCAGGTAGTTTTTTAAATACAGGTTTTTTCATGCTACCATTAGCAATAAAGTTATGTATTGCAGCTTTTGTTTTTGCCAACATGGAAGAACCTAAAGTAAGAGATGGATACTTTGTATTAATCTTTGGTTTACCGTCAACAATTTCTACTTCGTATGTTGCTTGCTGCACACCAAATTCTTTTGCAGCTTTTTTTGAAAAATCATTAGCTATCTTAACTTGTTTCTTAATACCTTTAATATCATCAATAGGTAAGTCTTTGGCTCGAGTTAAAGCTGATGAAATTCTATTATCATATTTGGAACCTTTAACTAAATTAGGTTGTTGTTTTCCTCTAACTCCTTCTTCTTTAAAAGATTGCATTGGTAACACTCTTTCTAAGGTTCTTGCATCTGTTTCATCAACAAGTTTTAAAATACCTCCAGGATGTTCTGGACTAAAATTTATTAAATTTCCAAAAATAGCTCTTAAAGGATTTGTTAAATTATCTCTCATGTAATCAAGATAACGAAAATAATTATTGATGGGTAAATTACTTTTAGGATTTTTTGCAGGTATATATCCTTTTTTAATTCCAATTTTTAATAATTTATTAACTGCTTTTTGATAATTTGAACTATATTCTTTAAGACTTAATGCTTGTCCTGTTTTTGGTCTTTTAATACCAAGAGCATCGTCAATTTGAGATGTTACATATAAAATATTATTATATGTTCCTTTAGCGGGAGTTGCCATATCTTTTCTAAACTTACCTATAAAAGGAATATGTCTAGTGCCAGCGTTGACTTTAACCGTTCCTTTTTCATTAGTGGCAACAGTATTAGGATATTTTTTATCTATAAAATTAATAACATCATTATAAAATTTATTTCTAACCCCAAGATTTCCAGATTTATAATCGGGTATATAATTATTTTTGTTTGTCTTAATAAAATTATCTACATCTTTTGCAACTTGTTTTTGAAATTTATCACTAGCTGCAGATGTTTTTAATCTATTTTTTTCATACAGTTTTGCTAGTTTTGGTTCACCTCGCATCTTTAAACTTCTAGTTGCGTTTCTCAACATTCTTACTATAGCATTTTGATTAAAACCTATTTCTGGATTTTTATCTATTATTTCTTGTGCTATTTGCGGTCCAGTTTTTCCCGCTTTTAAATCAGTTTCTAAGTTCTCAAGATTATAATATTCTAAAATTTGTCCTAAAGGATTTTGTGCTTCTAATATTTTAAAATTTTTATTTTTAAATTCTGGTTCATTTATAACTTTTGTAAAATCTGAAGCGTCTACTTTTATTTTATCTAATACTACCGCCCTTTCAATTTCAGATCCTGTGGGTTGTGATCTAAGAAAATTTCTAAATTCTTCTCTCTTACCTCTTTTAGGTGCACCAAAATTTTCTCTGTCCCCAACTTTCTCTCCTTGTATCACGCCACCACCTAACGCAAACCTATCTCGTAGCGTAGGCTCTAAAGGTTCAAAGCTATCTGTTGCTGGATTAAATAAGTACTTCAACAATACCTCCTCTTGCAAATCCTTCTCTTGGATCTAGATCTCTAGGGTGCACACCATTCTCTTCAATGTATTTTAATTCATCAAATGTTTCGTCACCGTAAAGCTCTACGTTGTTAAATTTTGTTTTAGTTCTATCTACGTTAAGATCTAAATTACTAATAATACCTTCTTGTTTAATAGGTGTAACTTCTGCTGTTTCTAACAGTTCATCACCAGGTTGCACTTTAGTATCTTCTGGTGCAATCTCGTTTCTAATTTTAACTAGATTAGCTCTTTTTGAATTTTGATTTTTGATATCTTCCTTTGTTTTAAAGAAAGGATTTTTACCTTCTTCGATACTTTTAATAACTTTATCTACGTCTGCAATCTGTTGATCTATCTCTCCTGGTAGACTGTAGTGTTCATATGTTTTACCTGGTGCTGTTTTATTTTTAACAACAAGTCCCATTTTTCTAAATTCAAATCGACCTGGATATCTTATACCTGAATCACTAAAAGCATTTTCATCAATAAAGTTTTCTAACTTATCAAACGCATCATCACCATAGTGATGTCTAAATACTTTAATAGGATCTATAAAAGGATGATTACCTTTTTTCATAGCATCATAAATACGTGGTGTAACTTGTATACGACCTGCTTCTATCTCATCTTTCAAGAACTGCCTTGATAAAGATCTAAACAAAGCTTCGTTAGGGCCGTAACCTTTACCTTGATATAAATTTTTTACTCTAGTTTCATTATCTATTTCTGCTTTACCAGATTTAATATCTTCCATTTCATCAAGTAATTTTTTTATTTTCTCCATGGATTCATCCATAGATTCAAGAATGCCTTTATCTCTATCAAGTTGTTTTGCTATGTCGTCTCTAGTTAGATTAAATCTACTTTGAAGTTGAGTATCTCTATAGTTTTGATAAATTTTTTCTGGCTCCTTACCATCTTTAGCTAGATCATCAGCCAGCTTGTTAACTTTCTTTGTAAGGTCGTTATACATTTTAGCGTTGTATAAAAGATTATCTTTGTCCTTCTGACCAAGAGCTACGTTGTTATCTAAAATATATTTTAAGTTTTTCTCCATGCCATTCTTAAGAGCTTCTTGTTCTATTCTAAGTTGAGAATATAAACTTTCTGTCGTACCGTCCAACCCTCTTAAAACCATTTTGTTGGTTGCTGGATTTGACATTTTAGAATTAACAAAAACTAATTCGCCTCTTTCTTTTTTAGTGGCTAGTTTTTTTGGAGTCTCGACTCTCTTTACAGGTCTGTTTAATCTACGTAGTTGAGTTAAAAAAGAATACGCTTCACTGTATATTTTAGAATATTCTGTTTGGTCCATGTCAGTGGCATCTTGAATACCATCGTCTTTTATAAAACCTCTTTTTCTAGCAATCTCTTCACCTAAAACATCTGCGTTATATTTTGTATCACCTGCTGCGTAATTACCAGATACGTTATCACTAGCTTCAATAACATCGTCTGCTGCTTTAGGCATTTGAAACTCATCTGGACCTTTTGTTTTAGGTATTTCAATTTTGCCTGTCGGTGCTTTGACACCTGTAACTTTCTCAGCTAGATCTTTAGCTAGTTTTTCAGGTAGACCGTTTTCTACAAAATAAACAAAGGCTTTAAAAAATTCTCGCATTAATAGTACGTCCTCTTACGCTTTGGTTTTTTTTCATCAATATAGTCTTCAGGGTGTCCAATAAGTCCACCTTGTCTGAATCGCATGATGGCTTGTGTTGTTGAGTCTACCAAGTCGTCATGGTCTCCATTAGGAAACGCTGCGCACTCTTCGATAACTTCGTCCGCAAATTTCTGCTCTGGTGCCCATATCATACCACTTTCAAACAAAGGTGCAACCGCATTTACCCTTGCGTGCTTATCGTTTCCTTTCGACGGCGTAAAGTTGATGACCGGTATGTCCATCTGTCTAAGCTCGTAAGTTAGTGGTAATCCTGATGCTTTGGCTTCTATGATCACTGATTCGGGCTGCCAGTATTTATATTGCTGTAAAGCTAAACGTCTAAGCTCTGGAAACTCGTATCTGCCTT